TATAAGTTTCAATAATTATGACAAGTACAATTAAAGTAAATACGATACAAAACACATGTGGAGCAGACATCATAAAAGAATCTGGTAACACGATAACTATTGGTGCATCTGGAGATACGGTAACTTTAGGATCTGGTGCATCACAAACAGGGTTTGGTAGAGAAGGTTCTGTTGATTGGCAGACAGGTAGTATTAAAACATCTACGTTTACTGCAGCAAGTGGAGAAGGTTATTTTGTTGACACATCAAGTGGAGCAGTAACAATGAATTTACCAGCAGGTGTTGCTGGAGCAATAGTGTCAGTCGCAGATTACACAAGAACTTTTAATGATAATAATTTAACAATAAGTCCTAATGGATCAAATAAAATAGGTGGCATAGCTCAAGATTTAACTTTAAATGTAAATGGTCAAGCTGCAACATTTGTTTTTGTTGATGCAACAGAAGGTTGGATTAATGTTCAAAACGCAGAAGATACAGAAACAGGTAATCCACCTTTTATTGTAGCTACTGGTGGAACAGTAACAACTTGCGGAGATTTTAAAATTCATACTTTTACAGGTCCAGGAACTCTTTCTGTAACAGCAGTATCTCCCTCAGCTCCATCTAATATACTTTCACAGGTAATTGTTGGTGGTGGAGGCGGAGCTGCAGCAGGTCGTCCAGGAAATTCACACGTTTCAGGAGCAGGAGGTGCAGGTGGTTTTAGAGAAGAATCAAATCCAGCAGATCCTTATGTTCCTAATGATTCACCTTTGGCTGCTGCTTCATCAAGAGCTTTAACAGTAGCAGATTTTCCAATAACAGTAGGTGCTGGAGGAACAGGACAAACTCAACCTGCTTGTTCAACACAAGGCGGTAATGGTAGTTCATCAACAGGAATAATTTTAGTTTCAGCAGGTGGTGGCGGAGGAGGTTCTCCTAACGATCCACAGAACGTTGGTTTAGCAGGTGGCTCTGGAGGTGGAGGTGGTTCTCAGTCCAACGCTGCAGGTGGAGCAGGAAATACTCCACCAGTTAGTCCGCCTCAAGGTAATAATGGTGGATCTGGAACTGATGGTCCTGCATCAAATTTAGCTAGTGGTGGCGGTGGTGGTGCTTCAGCAAATGGTTCAAATAGTTCAGCAGGAACAGGTGGATCTGGAGGAAACGGAGTTTCAACAAATATTACTGGTTCAGCTGTGACTAGAGCAGGCGGTGGTGGTGGAACTGATAATGGTGGTGGACCAGGTTCAAATGGAGGATCTGGAGGTGGTGGAGCAGGAGGTGATACTAACGGAGTTGCTGGAACAGCTAACACAGGTGGTGGTGGCGGTGGATCACGAGGTAATGGTGGCGCTGGTGGTTCTGGTGTAGTAATAATAAGATATAAATTTCAATAGGTAAAATATGAGTGAAGTAAAAGTAAATAAAATTAGTCCAAGAACAGCGTGTGGTACGGTCACGTTAGGAGATAGTGGAGATACATTTACTATCCCAAGTGGTGTATCAATAACAAACTCTGGAACAGCTTCAGGTTTTGGTTCTACTGGTGAGGTGTCTTGGGTAACAACTAAAAAAACAGCAACGTTTACTGTAACAGCTGGTGAAGGTTATTTTTGTGATACTTCAGGTGGGGCTTTTACAGCAAATCTTCCAGCAGGAACTGCAGGTGCTTCTTTTGCAATAGCTGATTATACAAATACTTTTCAAACAAACGGTTTAACTATTTCACCAAATGGAACAAATAAAATAGGTGGTATTGCTGCAGATATAACTTTAACAACAGAAGGACAAGCTGCATATTTTGTATATGTAGATGATACAGAAGGTTGGAAAAATGTTATAGACTCAACATCTAATATAACAGGTAATGCTTTCTTATCAGCAAGTGGTGGTAATTCAATTATTACTTGTGGTAATTTTAAAACACACATATTTACAAGTCCAGGCACATTTACAGTATCACAAGCTGCAAGTTTAGCAGCAAACAATATTGCAGATTATTATGTAGTTGCTGGAGGTGGTGGAGCTGGTGGTGAAATGGGTGGTGGCGGAGGTGGTGGAGGTTTTAGAATCTCTAATGATTTATGTATGCCAGCACCAGGAACTTCACCTTTAGCTAATCCTACAGGTTTAACGCTTACAGCAGCTGCTTTTCCAATTACAGTAGGTGCTGGAGGTGCAGGTGGAAACCCATCTCCTAGCGGAGGCTGTAATGGAGCAAATTCTATTTTTTCAACTATAACATCAGCTGGTGGTGGTTTTGGTAAAGCATCTGCAGCCCCAACAACAGGCGGTCCAGGTGGATCTGGCGGTGGAGGCGGTGGTGGTCCAAGTGGTGGTCCAGGTGGAACTGGTAATACACCTCCCGTTAGTCCGCCACAAGGACAAAACGGAGGTAGTGCAGCAGGTGGTGGTTCATCAGAAGCCGGTGGTGGTGGAGGCGGTGCAGGAGCCTCAGGAGGGTGTGGTAATTCAGGAAGTTCTGGTGGTAATGGTGGAGTAGGTAGTTTTATTTCAGATTCAGTTATTGGTCCAACAGCACCAAGTTTTGGAACTCCAGGACCAGTTTCTAGCACAAGATATTTTTCTGGTGGTGGTGGAGGCGGCGGTGCTGCAAACGTACCTACTGCTGGAACAGGAGGTGCTGGAGGTGGAGCTCAAGGAAGAACACCAGGAAATCCAGGTGATCCACAATCAGGAACAGCTAACACAGGCGGTGGTGGCGGTGGTCAAAAAAATGGTTCACAAGCTGGTGGTGCAGGAGGATCAGGAATTGTTATTATTAGGTATAAATTTCAATAGTTGAATGGTAATTAAAATTAATATATAAGGAGAAACATTATGGCACATTTTGCAAAACTAGGAGCTAACGGAAAAGTTATATCAGTATTAACTTTAGATAATAAAGATATGTTAAATGCTGATGGTGTTGAAGATGAAAGAGTAGGACAAGAATATTTACAATTACATAATAATTGGCCTGCTGAAATGTGGATTCAAACATCTTACAACACATATAATAATCAACATAAAAATGGCGGAACACCTTTAAGAGGTAACTATGCAGGTATTGGTTATACTTGGGATGAAGATAATCAAATTTTTTGGCCTAAAAAACCATATGCATCTTGGGTAAAAAATACTTCAACTGCACAATGGAAATCACCAATTGGTGATGCTCCTGCATTAACAGAAGAAGAAAAAGCTGCAAATAAATATTACGCTTGGAATGAAGAAGGTCAGTCTTGGGACTTGACACAAGATTAAGTGTAAATTAAAAAGGTATGTGGTATGCAAAAGAAAGTATTATCTGAAATATCATTATATTATGGTGATGTAACAATGCCCAAAGATTGGGACATTAACCGAAATAAACTTAAAGAAGATATTTTAAAATCTAGAGTTCAAAATAAAGAATTTCCGTTTTCAAGAACATGGGATATGTTAAACACTTATATACAAGAGCATATAAGGTTAGAGTATGACGTTAATCTAATAGTTAAAAAACTTTGGGGAGATATGTATAAACCTCTACAAATAACAACACCTTTATTAAATATTGATCCAGTAGATTTACGTAACTCACCAGACTTTACATTATTATATGGTGTCAATGTTAAAGATTGTAATGTTAGAATATATTATGATGATAATAGAAGAAAAGGTAGAACCTGGGATATACCATTAATTAATAATAAATTTATAATGTTTCCATCAACTTGTGTATATTACTTAACTAATAATCAAAAGGATAGTTTAAACTTCGTGCAAACTATGACGTATGAATATATCTAATCATTATTGGTATTTTAAAGAAGCGCTTACTCCTAAGTTTTGTGATGAAGTAATTAAATATGGATTATCACAATCTGAAGTTATGGCTAGAACTGGCGGCTATGGTGATAAACAACTTAGTAAACAAGAAGTAAAGGACATGAAACGAAAAAGAAACTCTGACCTAGTGTGGTTAGATGATAAATGGATTTATAAAGAATTACATCCATACGTACATGAAGCAAATAAAAAAGCAGGTTGGAATTTTGAATGGGATTTTTCAGAGGCTTGTCAATTTACAAAATACAAATTAAATCAATATTATGATTGGCATTGTGATAGTTGGGATAAACCTTATGAGAAAGAAGGACCTTGTAACGGTAAAATTAGAAAATTATCTATGACTTGTCAATTAACAGACGGTTCAGAATATAGAGGTGGAGAACTAGAATTTGATTTTAGAAATTATGATCCACACATGAGAGATGAATCAAAACATAGGGTACAGTGTAAAGAGATATTACCAAAGGGTTCTATAATTGTGTTTCCTAGTTTTGTGTGGCATAGAGTTAAACCAGTAACAACAGGCACAAGATATAGTCTTGTGGTATGGCATTTAGGGAGGCCTTTTAGATAATGTTTATAAATACTTATTTTCCAACCGTAATATGGAGTGAAGAAAAACCAGAGTTTGTTAAATCATTAAACAAAGCAAGTAATAAATATATTAGTGATGCTCGTAAAAGAGAAAAAGAACATATAAAAAAACATGGTGATTTTGGAAGATCCTATCATTCAACACCGCTAACAATGGATAATGATTTTTTAGATTTTAGAAATTACATAGGTCAAAAATCTTGGGAATATTTAGATCATCAAGGTTATGATATGTCACAATATCAAACAATATTTAGTGAACTATGGGTTCAAGAGTTTGCAAAAAAAGGTGGTGGTCATCACTCAGCACACATACATTGGAATCAACATGTGTCAGGATTTTATTTTTTAAAATGCAGTGATAAAACATCATATCCAGTATTTCATGAACCAAGAACCGGGGCACGTACAACTAAATTAAAAATGAGACCAAACCTAAAAGGTGTATGGCCAGGTCATGAACTGTTTCATTTAAAACCAAAACCTGGAACATTAATTATATTTCCAGGATTTTTAGAACATGAATATGCAGTGGACTTTGGTATTGAACCATTTAGATTTATACACTGGAACATACAGGCTGTACCGAAAGAGATGGCTAAAGATGTTTAATGATATTTTTTCTATATTTTTATATGAAAAAAAATTTAATCTTAATTTAAATTTAATGAAAAAAATAATTTTAAAAAATAAAAAAGTTAACAAGGGTGTAGAAGTAAGTAATTGTAATGGATGGCAAAGTAATGGATTTACAACAATCAATTCTGATTTTAAAAATTTATTCAATAATATAGATCAATGTATCAGTGATATTTTAAATAAAATACAATATGAAAAAAAATTAAAACTAGGTAATTACTGGTTTAATGTAAATGGTTTAGGTTCTTTTAATAAACCTCACTCTCATTTTGGTGTAATATCTGGTGTTTTTTATATAACCGTTCCAAAAAATAGTGGTAAGATTGTGTTTATGAATCCAATAAATTTAGATGGTTATTTACCTGAGGTAAAAAATTTTAATAAACATACTTCGTCAACATGGAACTATTTACCAGAAGAAAATTGTTGTCTTTTATTTCCATCACATTTAACACATTATGTAGAATCAAATATGAACAAACAGGAAAGAATTAGTTTAAGTTTTAATTATGTCATTTAAAAAAAATAAATATACAGTAATTCGTCAAGCAATATCAAAAGATTTAGCTGCATTTATTGCAAACTATTTTTGCATGCAAAAACAAGTTTATGATACTTGTAGACAAGCAAGATACCTTTCACCTTTTGAACACATTATTGGATATTATGAAGAACCAAACGGACAAATACCAAATACGTATTCTCAGTATTCAAATATAGCTATGGAAACTTTGTTGCTTAAATGTCAACCAGGTATGGAGAAAGCTACAGGATTAAAATTATATCCCGCGTATACATATGCAAGAATTTATAAAAAAGGGGATGAATTAAAAAGACACAAAGATAGATTTAGTTGTGAGATATCTACTACCATGAATCTAGGTGGAGATGACTGGCCAATATATTTAAGCCCAGATGAAAATGTTGGTGCACCCGATGGTAAAAATATTACTGCGGCTAGTAAAGCAAAAGGAGTTAAAGTAGATTTAAAACAAGGAGATATGTTAGTTTATTCTGGCTGTGAGCTAGAACATTGGAGAGAAAAATTCAAAGGTAACGAATGCGTACAGGTTTTTCTGCATTATAACAATCGTAAGACACCGGGAGCTAAAGATAATATGTTCGACAAGCGTCCACATTTAGGTCTTCCTTCCTGGTTTAAACGATGATATAATCTTTAGATGGGGGCTGTGTCACCACCACATACCACGCAGTCCCCTTTTAAGGAATATATTATATGTTTTTTGGCGGAACACAGTTTGCAGGAGCCCCTTTTGGAGATTCAGGATTTAATCCTAATGCGTTTGTAAACGTAACAGGAAATAGAATAAACGAATCCACAGGCACAGTAGGTTTAGTAGGTAATGCTAATTTAAGTGTTACTGGTAATAGACTTAATTTTACTATTGGTAATGTAACTATTGTTGAAGGTACAGGTGTTATTGTATCTCCTGATGGTAGTCGTATAAATGTATCAAGTGGTGATCCAACTATTGTTGGAAAAGCATTAACAGTTTTAACTGGATCAAGAATAAATTTAAATACAGGAACACCTACATTTGCTTTTAAATATCCTGTTTCAGGATCTAGAGTAAATACAAACACAGGCAGTGTTACAACAATTGGTAAAGCAACTGTATTACCAAATGGGTCTAGAGTTGATGTAAGCACTGGATCTGTAACAGTAACGGCAGATGCAAACTTATCAGTAACAGGAAATAGAGTAGATGTTGAAATAGGAAACGTTACAACTAAAGCAAATGCAACCGTAACTGTTACAACAAATAGACAAAATTTATCTACAGGAACTGTAACTATAGTAGCCAAAGCAACTGTCTCACCAGATGGTAACAGAATAAATATGGCAGATGGTTCTGTATTAATTAAAAAATGGGATGGTATTGTACCGGGAGCAACTATGACTTGGGATCCGGTTCAGACATCATTAGGATAAAATATGTTATTTGGAGCAACACCTTTTTCAAACTCACCATTCGCCGATCCAGGTGGCGTAACAGTATTTGTTAGTTTAACAGGAAACAGGGTAAATGTAGACACTGGCACAGTAGGCATTGTAGCTTCTGGAAAAGTATTACCTAATGGTTCTGGAATAGAGATATCAGTAGGTAATGTTACTGCTAAAATAGGTCAAACAGTTGGTGTAACTGGGGTAAGAATAAACCTTGCAACAGGCACTGCTAATGTGATATCATGGAACCCGATAGTTCCAGGGGCTACTGGTACCTGGGTACCTATTGACCCGAACAATCC